GGTTTGTACGCACCCGAACCAGAACGGCATGCTGGTGGGTCTGACCCTGACCGTCTAGTAGGAGTTCGTCATGATGGATGCTCTCGTCGGCTTGTGCTTAGTCACGGGGGCATCCGTCATGGCCCTACTTGGGTTTTATCTCTGGCTCCTTATCCAAAAGGAGCAGAGAGATAAGAGGCTTCATGACGAACTAGAAGCCGCGAAGACCACTGAGTATCCAGCGATGGATCAGATCTACGGAGGACTGTGATGGCCGGATTTAGCCTAGACCCATCAGCCCTTGCGGGCTCGTTTCTTGGTCAGGGTTTGCAGAACCCGGCAGCCGCTGGGGCTGCCACGCCCGCCCCCTCCTCCGGTGGCAAGTACGGCGGGATTGACCCGACACTGCTTCAGAAGATGATGCAGTCGTTTGGCGGCTCACCTGCTGGCGGGGGCGCTGCACGCCAAGCAGCAGCCCAGCAGATGGTGGGAGGGGGAGGGGCCGACAACCTCTCCTTTGCCCGTAAGGAAATGTTCTCGCCCCAACTCATGGGCGCGATTGACCTCGCATCCAAGGTCGCCCCTTTCCTCTAGGAAGCCATGCCTGAGAAGTTTCCCACAAACATCAAGGGCCTTCTTCGGGAGTCCTACACCGAGAAGACCAGCGAGCGGCGCTTGTGGGATATGTCCCTCAAGTTCTTGGAGGGCCGCCAGTGGCTCTCGTTCGACAAGCGGCTTGATGGCTTCGTTACGTCGAGGATGGGGTCAGATGCACAAACCAGGGTTACAGTTAATCTGCTCCTCAACATCACGAGGAACATCACGTCGCGCCTGGCCCTTTCCTACCCCTCGGTCGTTGTACTGCCCGCCTCTCCGTCCAGCGAGGACATCGAGAAGGCCAAGAGTTCCGAGCTTGCCCTCCGGTATTACTGGCATAACGACAACGTCAAGTACACGCTTGAGACGGCCATCAAGTGGCTTGTGGAGTGCGGCACCTGCGCGCTTCACACGTTCTACGACCCAGACCGCGACCGCGTTAGGACAGAGGTTGTGGGTCCGTATGACATCTTCTTCGAGAAGGGTGTAATCAGCCCTGAGGATAGCTCTTGGGTTGCTCTCCGCACCTACGTCAGCAAGTACAACCTGAAGAAGGCGTACCCTGACAAAGAGGAGATCATCGAGGCCGCTGGCGCTGACGAGATGAGCAGTGACTACGGCACCGTGAGTACGGGTACGACCAACGAGCCGCCCAAAGACCGGATCTCGGTGTTCGAGGTCTACTGGCGCGATGGCAAGCACGCGATTGTGATTGGGAACACGTACCTCTTCAAGGAAGACGAGATTCCAATCTCCACCTTCCCTGTGCAGATCATCCGGTACACCGAGGTCAACCGCAGGCTGTGGGGACTGAGTCTTCTTGCGCCTCTGCTGGACCTCCAACTGCTCTACAATAAGGCTCGTAGTCAGATCATCCACAACGTGGAACTGATGGGCAACCCCAAGTGGCTGGTGCCGAAGACCTCTGGGATTAACCAGCAGTCCATCACCAGCCGCCCCGGTGAGAAGATCTACTACAACCCCGCAGGTGGTGCGCCACAGCAGGTGGCAGCAGCCGCCATGCCCGCGTACGTCATGGATAACGTCATGCGTATCCAGGGCGAGATGAGCGACGTGTCAGGCATCCACTCTGTCACCCTCGGCAAGCGAGCGGTGGGCGTGAGTTCTGGCAAGGCGATGCAGGTCCTTACTCAGCAGGACACGAGCCAGCTTCAGATCACACAGCAGCAGATTGAGCGCGGCGTGAAAGCCATGGCCACATGCGTTCTTGAATACATGAAGGTCTACTACAGCATGCCCAAGATGATGGGTATGCTGGATGAGTACGGCGCTGTCAGCTTCGAGAGCATTGCGTCCACCAGCATCGTGGACACCCCAGAGGTGTTCATCGAGGCGGGCTCGTTGTTCAAGGACGAGGCCCAAGACCGAGACGCCAAGGTCATGGAACTGCTTGAGCGTGGGTTGATCGACAACGAGACCGCGCTGAACGAGTTGAGTTTCCGCACGGGCAACGCCTTCATCTCTAAGAAGGTGCGAGGCATCGCTCATGCTCGCGACCTTCTCGATGCGGCTAGGGCCGGCATGAACATTGAGATCTTCCTCCATGATGACCTTGTGGCTGCCAAGCAGGTCTTTGATGACTTCATCAAGACTGGCGAGTTCTACGAGATGGAGGAGGAGCGCCAGGAATACATCAGAGATGTTCTGGTCTCTATCGCCACAGCGGGCGCTCCGGTTGAGGACTACGAGACGGCCATGATGGCCAACAAGGTGTTCCCAAGGGCTGCCGGTGGCGACCGGGGTGCCATTGGGCGCAACATCGCAGCGGCCAACTCCCCGAACACTCAGCAGCAGATCATCCAAGAGCAGGCGGCCAGAGCGCAGCAGGCGGGCACAGCCGCTGCCGCAGAGGGCGCTCTCACGCAAGGCTTGGAGGGCAACGTAAGTAGGGCTCCGGGCTCAAGAGGGGGTGTGTCATGACCGATGGTGAAGTCGCAGAGCTTTTCCGCACGTATGCGGATGAGCCCGACCAGACCTTCCTTACGCCAGCAATGGTGAACAGGTTCTGCACCATTGGGTTCAGGAAATACCGGGACAAGATTGCGGAGATCAATCCGTCATCCATCGCCGTCACTCAGAGCTACACGCTGTCCAACTCGGATGTCATCAACCTACTAGCGGCCACCGACCAGGGCAACGTCATCTACGGCGCCGTGGTTGCGGCTGACTCTGGCCTCGACTCCATCCATTCGGTTTACATCAAGGAATCGTCTGCGGTTTACCCCAATACTATCTTCCAGGCCGTGTACAACTACGAAGAGTTGATCCACTCGACATCTCCGTCCTACTGGTGGTCGGGCAGCAACATCAAGCTGTCTAGGCGCGTCACAGACACGGTGACGATTCGGTACCTCAACATCCTCAACAACAACTTCACCGTTGGGTCAGCGAACTGGATTGACCCATTCGGCAAGTTCCATGACCTGATTGCGCTGTATGCGTGCCAGCAGTACGCCATCATGGACGGGGCGGCCAACCCGATGGTGGAGGCGCTGATTCCTCAAAGGGAAGAAGACATCAAGAAGTTCTTCTACCATCGAGCCAACGCAGGGGCGCAGTACGTGTCGGATGTTACCTCCACTGAGTTCTACTAGGAGGTAGTCATGGCCATCAGAGGGCAAGAGGTCGAACTGCTTGGTGATGGCATCCGGGCAGACTCCCCGACCAAGGGTGCGTTCGCTCTCAACATGCTGTACCGCAGGAACTCGTGGGAGGTGCGGCGTGGCTTCGGGCAGGTGGTTGAGCTAGACACCACCATGGGCGCTATCTACTCCAACCAAGAGACAAGGAAGTGGGGCTACCTCAAGCATCTTGGCTCTTACCTGATGACCACCTCGTTCGGCCATGAGCAGATCATCAGCGTGTTCCTGTCCAGCGTCCTTAGTGGCGACAGGCAGCCCGACACCACAACGCCGATCAACAACTCTACATTGAGTCAGACATCGTCCATCTACATCGTGGACATCTACGACATTACGACGGGAGACAGGTGGGAAGAGCCCGTGTTCCGGCACACCGCTTCGTTTGGAGACGCCGCAACATCGCGCCTGCCGATGCCTGACTGGCACGGCCACTACGAGACCTACTGGCGACAAAAAGAAGTGATCAGCGCGAGCGCCATTTTCCCCACATCGCCCGACTCAATACTAGAGGACAGGCAGGAGTGGTTGATCGCAGGAGAGCCGGCAGAGCCTTTCTTCTTCACGGAGATGAACGATGTGCTCTACCTCGGCAACAAGGACACGGGTGTGCTGGCGTACATCCCAGCCGTGTTCAGGGGCAGGCGGCGCGGGGCAGGCGGCCTATCGACCCTTGGCCGGGACAAGCAAGTCTACACAGTCTATGACCGGTCTTGGGCCAAGCCGTACTCGGAGTCGTCTGTCCTGATTAACGCAGTGGCTGTTGATGGGCCGTTTTCTGAGGGCATCACTTATCTGAGTCGATCGGAGTTTCCGTCGCCCAAGGGGGGAGCCAACATCGGGGGCAGACTTGTTCTGTTCGAGGGGACCAACGTCTACTTCTCAGACGTTGGATACCCGACATCCATCGCGGCAGACAATGTAATGTCGGTTCCGTCAGAGGGCAACATCACGGCGGCCAGGGAGTACAACGGCAACCTGATCATCTTCACGGCGGCAGAGACATGGTACTACCAGCCATCGGCGGGGTTTGCTGCCACAGCAGGCAGGCTGGTCCGCATCTCGGAGGGGGCTGGCTGTCTTGGCAATGAGGCCATCACCGTGGCAGATGGTGCTCTCGTTTGGATGGGGCCAAAGGGCGTCTACGCTCTCAGCAACAATCTCCAAGTCGAGACGATCAGCGAGCCCATTGAGCCGTTCTTTACAGATTTCATCACGAACCCCGTGACCAACTACTTTGTTGCGGCTGGGGAGTTAAGCAATCCCCTGCCCGACCAAGCGGCGTCTGTGTTCAGCCTTGTTGGCCAGGTCACGGCGGCGTATTCGCAGAAGCTGGACTCGGTGATGTTCTGCATCCCTGAGCGCAATGCGATCTTGTACTTTGGTGCTGGCAAGTGGTCGCTATGGTCAACCGAGACGATGGTGACGACCAGCAACCCTGCGGCGGTTGGGGTGACGCGGAACATCGAGTCGCCGTGGCTGATGACCTCGGAGGAAGGCATCTATCTTGTGGGCTCTCTCCCCCAGGATGGCACAGGGGAGACGCTTACGGCTGTGTCCTCTTCGGACAATACGAGGTCGAGGCCGTACTATATATTGAAGTACGGGCGGGGTGGCGCTGTAGATAGATCTGTAGAGGCGGTTGAGGACTACCGCAAGGTCATAGGCCGCTGGCGCTCAGTAGACGAGAAGTCTACAGCCATCACGCCGGCAGCTAGCGACCACTACCTCTATGTGGGCAAGCCTATCCCCATACCAGAGGGGACTGTGCTTGGGCCTATCGGGGGAACAACGTCTGACGCAGCAAACGCCGTTGATGGCTCAATGTGGGTGCCGTTCAGCATAGTGCCCGGCTATATGTCCACTGCCGGGACCTACACCTTTGGCGCGGTCCAGGCCATGAGCATCAGCTTCACGTTTGACAACACGAACTGGCAGCCAGTTCTGCTCCCGGCGCCGTCAACCAACGTGCAGTTCTTCTTGCCGCCAGAACGGCAGCCAACGCTAGCCGGGTGGACCGTGCAGTTTGCAGCGCCAAACACCATCAACATCACCTTCACCGGGGCCGGGGGGGCGTGGCTTTTTCAGCCCAACCTGGCCCTTCAGAAGAGGCAGCTAAACCGCCTGCTCTACATCCCCTTTAGGCCAACAACAAACGCGACAACCATTGGCCCGAACATCACGCTGACCGCTAAGACAATTCAAGATGCAACGGCGGCCAACCATACCATGCGGGCGTTCTTGTGGGACCAGACAAGGATTTTGGCAGATC